TTTAGACATATCAACCTTTGTAGGTTCATTGCTAAATTCCATTTTTTTCATAGATGGTTTTGCTTTTACTTTTAACTTGCCATCTTCTGTTGAACTTTTAGTTTCAACAGCTTCTTCAGTAACCTTTTCAGCTACTTCTTTTTTTGTTTTTGCCATAATATAATACTATATAATTAAACATAAATTACCTAGGTTCAAATGAACCTAAATCAAAATTACCACTTAACGTATCGTTGTCAGCTGACTCGAATGTTTTAGGTGATCCTTGATTATTTCTTTGATCTATTAATTCAGATTGTTGAGATGCTTGAATTCTAGTTCGTTCATCTTTACGATCTTCCTTATTAGTTTCTTTTTGTTTCATTGCATCCACTTCAAGTTGTTTTAACTGCATATTCAATTGGAATTCATGATTCATTAAATCTTTTTTCAACTTTGCTTCTTCGTGAAGTTTTCTTATTTCCATTTGTTTTTCAGCTTGATCTTGCTGAATTTTACCTTGTATAATTGCTTGATTTTTTTGAAGTTCAGCTTGAGCTGCTTGTTTTGCTGCTTGCGCATTAGCTTGTGCTTGTTGTTGCACATTCTGTTGGGCAATTTGTTGGTCTCTTGCAATTTTCTTTTTACGTCTTATTTTTAATACTTGATTTGCTAGTTTTAAGTTTTTTATTTCTCTAACATCAATAGCATCCTCAAGTTCAATACTATTTTTTGACAACGCTACTTGTATATTGTTTTCAAGTAATTGTTTTTCTTCTTCATCTGGCGCTAGTTCAATAAATATTCCAAAATCATGTAGGTGTAAACCTTCCATTTCTTCTAGCGTTCCAACATTATGCGCTCCTATAGCTTGTATAAAAGCATCTTTTGTTGGTGAATATTCTAATATATCAGAGATTCTTAGAGATAAACACTCTGCCACTTGAGCTGTTAAAAATAATCCTGATTGTAATATATGTCTTGTTGCGGTATTACTATTTGCAGCTGCTATTTTTTGTATACCAACTAACGCATTTTTATCAGGTGTACTAGCATCTCTCGCTTCGTTTAACCCAGTCACATCTCTTATCATTTGTAAATAATAATTATATGTTTGAATTAATGACTGCATTTTAGCACCACCATTCCCACTTGCTATTTCCTGTATAGGTACCTTACCAGGATTCATATCACCATCACTAGTTAATGACCTACCAATAATACTACCAGTTTGGAAGAACATATTTAATGCCTCCTGTGGATTGTAATTTGTTCCATTACCTAAATCAACTTCTGCTAAACCATCAGCATCTAAATAAATACCATCTGGTACCATTCTAGACATTACTTGTTGTAATTTTAAATGTGTTAACTGAATCATATCAGCGAAACCTGTAATCCTACTTACTAATGATTCTATTTTTCCTCTGTACATTCTTGGTGCAACTAAAGAATAATTCATTTTAACCTTCGTGTAATCACTCTTAGGTCGTATCATATTTTTTGATAAACCCCATCGTAATAATTGTTTAGTACCAAGTATTAAAACACCATCATATAAAACCTCTATTGATTTTGATAATTTTTTAAATCTTTCATCTTCATGTGGTGGATCAAAAGTATCATCTTTTGGTATTATTTTAGAACCACCAGATGTAGTTTGTTTAACTTTATATACATCATTCATGTAGGTTTTATAATTAAAATATAATACCTGAACAATATTATTATCTGTTTCGCTATTATTTGTATTATTTTGATAACCCATCACATCAGGTTTAAAACCTTGTTTCTGAGCATCTAATAAATCTTCATTTGTTAAATCAGGAAATTGTTTTTTTAATTCATTAATAGGTATATTTTTTACTTCACCAATATAATATATATCATCGAAATATGGATCTTCTGTATATGAATATACTAAATTAGCTGGATCAACATAATCAATTGTAACACCTTCTGATGTAGTAAAATTATTTTTAACCGCAGCCATACCTACAACAGCTAAATCATAATAAAATCTTTTTTTAATTAATTCATAATCATTACCTTCAAATAATGTGGTTAAAGCTTGTTCCTCTGCTAATTCAATTGCTTGTTTATATTCTAATTGCATATGAACAGCTAATTCCTCAGATGTTTCTGGTAAAACTTTTTGATCTGATTTAAAAGCATTAACACCAAAAGTTTTCATAGTATAATTACCAACATCCTTAACATCCATATCAAACATAATGTTTTCCATGTAATCAGTTCTTTGTTTTACACTGAATGGATCTTGTGCATATGCTTTTATATCATATAATCTTTCCGCGATACCATTAACTACTATATCTACAAACTTTGGAATAATTGGTACAGGTTTCCAATCTAAATTAAGATAAGATAAATCACCGTTTATAGATAATTCATCTTTATATTTCTGAACTGATTGTTCTCCTCTTGCGTATAAACGTAATTTATGAAAATTATTTCTATTTGATTTTAATCGATTACTGCTAGGTCCGGTGCCAAGCCACTCATGCTCAATAGCTTTAGCGATTTTTAACCCGTATTCATAACTACGTTTTTCCGCATCACTAACTACTTGACTTGGAAAATAATCTTTTGTAGTTTCTTTTGCCATATTTATTCTATTATTTGTGATCTTATGCCAGTGTTTTTATATCTAGCAAAATTTATATTTACTTTTTCTCTTTCAATTTTAGCATTTGGTTTATATAAATGTCTATGACATCCCATAATTGCTAACCCAGAACTAATTGTAGCATCAAACTTAGTTCTTTTTGTTATATCAAATCTTGACCAATCATTTAATGTTTTATTAAAGTACATAGTACCATGTGATTGATCTTGTTTTATGCCTACATGCTCTTGAATATACATCTCAATTGCAGACGCATGCGCTTGTTTAATATCTTCGCTGGTATTAGGTATACCACCTATTTCTTTTTCTGTTACTGATAGCTTATTCCAAACTTTATCAGGTCTATTCATACTAAAACCTCTATATCCTCTTCTTCTTAAATAATATAAAAGCCTTGGTTTGTTATTTTCTGCTAACATAGGCATTCCATAAAATACTAATGCCATTAACACATCTTCAAAAAATAATTCAGCGGTTGCTGGTCTAGCTATATATTCTAAAAAGAATTGACTAGATGGAGCATCCTCCATACTAAACTTTGTTAATCCGTGTAAAGAACCTTTTGATCCTTTGCCATCTACTGTACCCGAAATATCATAACTATCACATCCAAACACCCCAACGTGCTCATTACCAGGATATTTAACACCATTTTTTATAATAACATTATTTTGTAAACCAGTTGATGGTATCCAATTAATATTAAATTTTCCTCGCACATCTGGATAAAATATTACTTTTGTATCTTTCACCCCATTTACCCAACCAAAATTTCCAGTTGTTATTTGCGAATCATTATTAGCTTCTTCATTAAAATCAATTTGCTCGTATATTTTTGCTAAATTAAATATACTATTTTGAGTTTCGTCTCTAAAAGCATGTTCTTCAGTTCTTGGGAATTGTCTATAAAATTCATTTAAAGCATCTGGATCACTTTTTAATCCTTCAACTTCATTTTCCCAATGATCTACAACACCTGTATCTATTAATTCTCCATAGAAATCATACGCTGGATCTGATGGTGTATCAAAAACTGGCATACCATACCTATTCATAAATCCTTCATAGTTCCATTCCATTGGTATAAATAAACTATATAATCCAGATTTAGTTTGTCCATTTTTATTTCTTTTTGTTACATCAGAGTCTCTAAATAATCTTTTAAAATTATCTCCTCCTTTATCTAATGCGTTTGATGTTGAACCCATCATACACTTACCAATTATTCTACTACCTAATCTTAAACATGTTTTTGTTACCCTCCAGTTGTTTAATATATTATCAGGCCTCTCCCACTTGCCACTCTCATCATGTACTAGTAAATTAAGTTTTTCTCCATCATAACTGTTATCCCCAGTGTTTTTCCAATCAATTGTTGTATCTAAACCTACAATCTCTTCAATCTGTTCATTCGTCTGAAGTTTCTTACGAGTAAACTTTTGAGCCGGGACCCTATATGCAAGTTCGCTTTTTGGTCGATCCATACCATCCTGAATCGGTTTAAAGAAAAACGGGTAATTAACAGATATTGGTACAACCTTATCTGTAAACATCTTTTTAGCATCCCAACCAGTCTTTGATAATATACCATATCTTGAATCACTCGAGATAGTAGCAGCATTAACTGTTTCCGCACTTGCCATAAACGAGAAACCAGATCGTCTATTTTTGAGATAACATATTCCGTAAGCACGTTTATCTGCTTTACAAGCTTCCCAAAATAAATAGAATAATCTATTTGATTCTCTAAATTCAGGAGCACCCACATCAATTTTTGACCACTGAAGATACATATAGTGAGTACCGGTAAGATAAGTAGGCTTACCATTATTATTAAACCAAAAACCATTGTCCCTGCGGTTGAATTCTTCATTGATATAATTAAACCATTTATCTTTATGTTCATTGGGATAATCTCTCCAATCAAAAATGGTTTTAACATTTTTCAATGCTTTTGGATATTCGAACTGCTCCCAGTATTGTTCTTTTTTCTTCTTTGACCTACTATATGTATCTGTAGGTTTTGGTAAGGCGATTTTTAAATTTTGAATTTCATAAATCTCACCTATCTCACCAGTTTTACTTATAACTATAATATCATGTTCTTTATTATAACCATATTTCCATTTCTTACTTTTATTAAGCCTTTTTAACGTATTAATTCGTATTGGCTCAATTATTTTATATAACGTTTGTTTATACATTATTTAGATCTTCTTTCAGCAAAACCTTGGAATGTGTTATCTTTTTGCTTTGTTGGTTTATCTTCTAGTATATTTCTTTCTTCTTCAATTCTATTCAGTATTTCAAAAGCATCAAATATAGCTAACTTTTTTGTTGCCGCTGCATTTTTTAATCTATCAGCAGAAACATCATCTTCTGAGTCAACAATTTTTTCTTTAGCTACTTTAATTAACTCATCAACTGCTTTATACCCAGCTTGGATTATATTCTTCTTCTTGTCCTTGATATTCATATTTAATTGAAATGTCTTGTGTAAAAACTCTATATAATCTTTCACCATCAATGATAAATTCATATTCACTATACGGTGTAAATCCTATTAGATCTCCAACATGTATATTTGGTAACGTGTTATCTGTATATTTTAACACGCCAATTAATGGTTGTTCTTTATCAATACTTAATGTATCATAAGATTTAATTGGTTTTACAAAACAACATCCAAATGGAGAGATCCATTTTTTGTTACGTTTATATAAAAATACTTGATCTTTTGTTACCGCATATGTATTTTCATCTATATAGCTTTTACTATTTTTTTCTTCACCTCTTATATTATGCCACCTTCTAAATACATTATGATGTACTATTATAGTATCACCAGGTTGTATATCTGTTTTTTCTAATATTGGTATAGATAAAACTTTAGCTTTTCTATTCACATATTGATGATTACCAATTTCAGCATTTAATATAAGTTTTTTTTTACCAACCTTTTTAGTGTTGTTATATCTTTTACCTATTGGTGTAATTATAAAATTATATAAACTACGCATTAATATTCAAGATTATACTCAATAGATACTGCCATGTTTTTATTAAAATCTTTCCATGGTAATATATCTTTATCTTTTTTTATATAAATACTGTATTTTGTATCCTCCTCTAATATATCACAAATAGTATGCCCGCCGTAAACCTCTTGGCCAACGGCATAATGCATAGCTTCATTTTTGTAATCTTTACCAACGCTAATTTTACGAATTACCCTGCTCATCGATCTCTGAGATTGACCCGTCTTGTATATTAATGCTTACTTTACCATACTGATCTTCCATTTTATTCTGAAAATCCTTTAAGGTTTTCTTGAATTGTGGTATTGCATTTACTAATTCATACTTCTGTGATTCGATTCTACCTAACTCCATTTGAGCTTGATTAATTTTGCTCACATATCCCTGAAGATCTTGTAATTGTTCATCAGTGATTTTTTCTACTTTTGCGTTTTCTACTTTTTTATTCATAATTAATTAAATTTTAGTTAAAATTCTACTCTATTACTATTACACAAATAATAGTATTCTTAATAAGCTAATGTCATAGTATGTTTATTTTTTTCCTTTTGGTTTTCTTGTATCAATAAACCAGTTTTTATAAACATCTCTTTTTTTACAAATATAATCAAAATATTGATCTACTTTTTTCTTCCAATCTTTATCTATAACTGGATTAATAATACCAGATTTATAACTTGAAAAACATCTATTTATGTAATCTTTTATATTATCTTGATTGGTAAATAAATGATTATTTATACAAGCAAATGATCCGTGCATGATATTATTCCATATATCAATTGGTTCTATTATTTTGCCAAGAACACCAGCATAAACAGCACTTTCACTTATATGTGTTGTATATACACCTTTTGCTTTTTGCATGTAATAATACATATCAATTTCTCTTGGTAATATATTAGCTTCTCCAAAAAAATCTTTTAATTCACCAATTATTTGATGTGTTGTTATTGGGTGAGGTTTAAAATAAACATTATCACCGTGTTTTTTAGATATAAATTGCAATCTATTTAAACAAACATTAGTTTTAACTTTGTTTGAACCTGGTAATACAACTAAATAATCTTTAGCTGGATATTTATCAAAATTTTCTCCTCTGTCTTGATATTTATTAACAGATTTTTTCAACACATTATTTATTAGATATGATGACCAATCATCTGGATTTTTTACGTTATCATTCCACGCATCAATCATCATTTCATTTCTAAGTTTTACATTTAATGGTTGTATGTAAAAATTAGTGGCAAATTCTGTATATGCCATTGTTTTGAAGTATGGCATTTCTTCTGCCAAAACATCATAACTTTTTTCCAAACCTCTTTCACTACATTTTCTTATTACATAGCCCTCGACCTGCTCTAGATCTTCAAGGTTTTTTGTTTTTTTGAGTGGACCTATTCGTTTATCCAACTCGTTTTTATTAAACATTTCCATATTATTAAATTTAATTTATATTGTATTTATATTATTACATGTTTTTACTAGTTTCTACCTAAGCAGTAGATCGGTTCCAATCCACTCGCTGTGTAGACCAATCTGACCGATATGTACTAAACCACGATTTTGTTGTCATTGTACTTGTTGCTGTGTTATATGTTGTGGTTGTAGCAGTACTTGTGTTATATGTTGTCGTAGTACTTTTACTTGTACTAACCTGAGCCGTTGCCGTTGCTTTACTAGTACTTACGACTGTTGTTGTTGCCGTATTGTATGTAGTAGTGGTAGCCGTGCTCGTATTAAATGTAGTTGTAGTACTTTTACTTGTTTCGTATGTCGTAGTAGTAGACTTACTTGTAGCCCAAGTTGTTGTTGTAGCTTTACTAGTACTAACAACAGTAGCGGTAGATTTCGATGTGCTAACAACAGTAGCTGTACTTGTATTATACGTGGTGGTGGTAGCGGTGCTAGTATTAAATGTTGTTGTAGTATTTGTACTTGTATTATAAGTTGTAGTGGTACTTTTAGACGTATTATACGTTGTTGTGGTACTCTTGCTAGTGCTTACAACGGTAGCGGTACTAGTATTATATGTGGTTGTTGTATTTGTAGAAGTATTATAAGTTGTTGTTGTATTAGTAGAAGTATTATATGTAGTTGTTGTACTCTTACTTGTATTATACGTCGTGTTTGTACTTCTCGCTGTATTGTATACTGTATTAGTACTATGACTTGTTGATACCACGGTGGTTGTTGCTGTATTGTACGTTGTTGTCGTATCAGTAGAGGTATTATATGTTGTTGTGGTGGATTTACTTGTTTCATACGTTGTCGTAGTAGATTTACTCGTCGACACCACAGTATTTGTCGACTTACTAGTTACTGTAGATGTGTTAAATGTTGTTGTGGTAGCTGTAGTTGTATTATACACTGTTGTTGTGCTTTTACTCGTACTCCAAGTTGTAGTAGTAGATTTGCTTGTACTAACCACTGTATTAGTTGATTTACTAGTTACTGTAGATGTATTAAAAGCAGTTGATGTTGTATATGCTGTTGTTGTTGATCTACTCTCTGTAGTGCTTTTACTTGTGGACCAAGTAGTGGTTGTTGATTTGTTAGTTGACCACGTTGTGGTATAAGCCGTTTGTGTGGTTGTACTCGTATTAAACGTTGTACTTGTGGTATACGCTGTTGTAGTACTCCTTGATTCAGTTGTTGATTTACTTGTAGACCACGAAGTTGTATAAGCTGTTTGTGTAGCTGTACTTGTATTAAATGTAGTACTAGTAGTGTATGCGGTTGTAGTGCTTCTTGATTCGGTAGTATTTTTATTAGTACTCCAAGTAGTTGTATATGCGGTTTGTGTTGTGGTACTCGTGTTAAATGTGGTACTCGTAGTGTATGCCGTGGTAGTGCTTCTACTTTCAGCGGTATTTTTATTAGTTGACCATGTTGTAGTATAGGCAGTTTGCGTAGTAGTACTCGTATTATATGTAGTTGTTGTAGTATATGCCGTTGTCGTACTTCTTTGCTCTGAAGTAGTTTTACTAGTTGACCAAGTGGTTGTGTATGTTGTTGTGGTACTTTGACTAGTGTTTCTTGACGTAGCAGTGGCTCTATTTGTTGACCAAGTGGTTGTAGTAGATTTAGTAGTTAATGAACTCGTATTTCGTGATGTAGATGTACTTCTATTCGTCGACCAAGTAGTTGTTGTTGATTTAGTCGTTAACGAACTTGTACTTCTCGACGTAGAGGTAGCATGACTTGTCTCATACGTGGTAGTTGTAGTGTATGTAGTTGTGGTAGAATGACTCGTTGCTGTGGAACGAGACGTATTCCAATATGTGGTATACGTTGTTGTTGTACTCTGGCTAGTACTTCTTGAGGTTGATGTTGCATGACTTGTGTTATATGTGGTTGTTGTGGTATATGTTGTTGTTGTATTAAAAGTTGTTGTTGTATTATGGCTGGTCGACCATGTGGTAGTGGTAGATCTACTAGTTTGAGTTGCTGTAGATTTAGTAGTTACCGCACTTGTTTGATATGTAGTTGTTGTATTGTAAGTTGTGGTAGTAGACTTACTAGTAGCTTGACTTGTATTTTGTGATGTACTAACCGTCCATGATGTACCTGTGGCACGTCCTGTACCTACACCTGTTTGGTATGTAGTTGTAACACTAGTTTGAAATGTTGTTGTGGTATTAGGCATCAGCGCCCCCTTTCCTAATTAAAATGTTATTAATAAAATGATTATGATCAATATTAACATTAAAGATTTCATAAATAGTATCTGAACTATCAAACTCTATTTTAGTAATTTCCACCTCTGTGTTATCTATTTTATATAATTTATCACCAACAACTAATTCATTCATTTTTTTATTTACCCATGATCCACTTCTTTTTACAATCATAGGATGATTACCAGTTACTTTTAATAATCCATCGTTAATATTATAAATACCTTTACATTTCATTCCCCAACTTTTTATACTTTTTTGTACCACTAAACTAGGGTTTGATGGATCCGCACATGTTAAAATATCATGATTAGAAGGAATATCGTTAATTTGTTTTGTTTCAGAATCAGAGATATGTACTACAGCGTCATTTATTATACCATAACTTGTTGCGTTGGGATTTAACACTTTTAATGGTACATAATACTTTCCATGATTATAATATGAATTTAAAGGTGGATCTACGTCCATTTCAGTAAATGATACATTATCCCAATAAAATTTCATATATTCATCTGTTGTACCACCACTCCAATTCCACCAACTAATTTTACAACCTGATTTCGCGCCTTTGTTTCTACAGAAATACACTAATCGTGGATGTAAATCATCATCAGCGTATGTATCCATTAATATTGCATCGTATCTACCAGTTTCTTCAATCAATGTGTACCATCTATCTTCATGTAAAATAACGTTAGATTTACCGCTAGCCCACGCCCTTAATTTAGGTATTATATCTGGGTGGTTCTCGCAAATAGTATGTGATGCTGGTTTTCTAGCTTGAATAGCATTAGACAATATACCCATACCAAAACCACATTCAAGAACATGGTCCCCTTCGGATACAGCAATTTCTGCCATTTTTTCCATAATAGGTTGTTCCCAGTCCATCATTACCTCATATGCTCCTGGAGAAAACTTATCATTATTTACCGCATTTTGAAAAGTAATTTTATCACTCTCAAATGTTAGTGTTGCCGCCTTGTATCCCTTTTGAAAATCTGTTGCCATAGTGTAATTATTACGTATTTATTAATATTTTTATTGACATCCCCTGCCACAACCTCCGCCGCCACCGCCGCCGCCACTACTTGAAGTTGAAGTAGTACGCGTGGTATTCCAAGCTGTATTTCTTGATGTGTTCCAATATGATGTGTAGGATGTATATGTATTTTGGTTATATGTTGTATTCCAACTAGTTGACCATGTAGTAGTATATGCTGTTGTGGTAGAATGACTTGTTGCGGTAGAATGACTAGTATTCCAATACGTAGTATATTCTGTTGTTGTATTAGTTGAATATACTGTAGTTGTACTTCTACTAGTATTATATGTCTCAGTTGTAGATCTAGAGGTAGATGTACTTCTACTTTCCGTTGTACTTTTACTTGTTTCATACGTAGTAGTTGTATTAAATGTCGTTGTCCAAGTCGTAGTAGTAGATTTACTAGTTATCGAACTAGTTTGCCATGTGGTTGTTGTGTCATATGTAGTTGTTGTACTTCTACTTTCTGTTGTACTTTTGCTAGTATTGTATGTGGTTGTCGTGTTAAACGTAGTTGTCCAGGTAGTGGTATATTGCGTTGTGGTACTTTGACTTGTGTTAAACGTAGTTGTTGTGTCAAATGTAGTAGTCCACGTTGTTGTATATTGTGTTGTGGTACTTTGACTAGTATTAAAAGTAGTTGTTGTATCGAATGTTGTTGTCCATGTAGTTGTTGTAGAATGCTGTGTTGTGGTACTGGTATTATATGTTGTTGTTGTATCATACGTTGTTGTGGTAGATCTACTCTCAGCTGTACTTTTACTTGTATTCCAAGTGGTTGTAGTACCTATAGTAGTAGTCGTGGTGGTATTGTATACCGTATTTGTAGTATATGCTGTAGTAGTTGATCTACTTTCGGCTGTATTCTTGCTAGTAGCCCAGGTTGTAGTTGTACCAATAGTTGTAGTGGTAGTAGTATTAAACACTGTATTTGTCGTATACGTTGTAGTTGTACTTCTTGATTCTGCTGTATTTTTACTAGTAGCCCAAGTAGTTGTTGTACCTATAGTTGTGGTCGTGGTAGTGTTAAACGCCGTAGTTGTTTCATACGTAGTAGTAGTACTTCTTGATTCCGCTGTATTCTTACTGGTTGCCCACGTGGTAGTTGTTCCTATAGTTGTAGTTGTAGTAGTATTAAATGTTGTGGTGGTTGCTGTACTAGTGTTAAAAGTTGTTGTTGTTGAGTATGTAGTTGTAGTCGATCTACTTTCCGCGGTATTTTTACTAGTTTCCCAAGTAGTAGTATATGCTGTTGTTGTTGCGGTTGATGTATTATATGTAGTTGTAGTTGCTGTACTAGTATTATACGTGGTAGTAGTACTCTTACTTGTTGATGAAGTTTCATTAGTTGATCGAGTTGTAGCCCACGTGGTAGTATAAGCTGTAGTAGTCGCCGTTGATGTATTATACGTAGTGGTTGTTGACTTACTAGTATTATATGTGGTAGTAGTAGATTTGCTAGTTGATACTACAGTTGCTGTTGTTTTACTTGTACTTACAACTGTACTGGTACTTGTATTGTATGTAGTAGTTGTAGACTTAGTAGTATTATATGTTGTATCAGTACTTCTCAATGTATTATACACCGTAGTAGTAGATTTACTTGTACTTACAACTGTTGCAGTGGATTTACTTGTGCTCCATGTTGTGGTAGTAGATTTACTAGTACTTACAACGGTAGTGGTACTAGTATTATATACAGTTGTAGTGGATTTACTTGTTTCATATGTGGTGGTCGTACTATGATTTGTTTCATACGCCGTTGATGTTGCTTTACTCGTAGACCATGTGGTAGTTGTGCTTTTCGACGTAGAAACTACTGTATTAGTAGAAGTATTATATGTTGTCGTAGTATTCGTGGAAGTGTTATATGTGGTAGTTGTACTTGTAGATGTGTTAAAAGTAGTTGTAGTACTTTTAGATGTGTTGTATGTGGTTGTAGTTGACTTACTAGTACTCCAAGTAGTCGTTGTTGACTTACTTGTACTCACCACAGTACTAGTACTTGTATTGTAAGTTGTCGTTGTATTTGTCCCTGTGTTGTAAACTGTTGTAGTAGATTTGCTTGTTGACCAAGACGTAGTGGTTGACTTACTTGTACTAACTACAGTAGATGTGGATGTCGACCAAGAATCTTTCTTTAAAAAAGCAAATAAATTTCTCATATTTTTTCATAATTAAGCAAAGTTACCAACAAAGTTGATTAATATTTTATCGGCAGCAGCAACATAATATGACATAATATTAATATTATTTGCACCTGTAGGCCAATTAATCGTTGCGCCCTCTGGTGTTAATACTTCTGATGCACTACCATTTCCCTGTATTGCATTAACAGCTAATGATCCAACGCTTGAAGGATTTGTTATAACTATTGTTCCTGATTGCCCAACATTTTCTGAAGCTGCTACAATATTGATTGTATTTGTAGCATTATTTAATGTAAAGCTAAAGTTATCATTGGCTGTTAAAGTACATGTAAACGTATTGGTACTATGTGTAACAGCTGTTATAGTTCTTCTTAAATTTTGAGTACATTTAACACTACCACTTACCTCTACATCACCTGTTACGTCCATACCATTACTAAATGTAACGCTGCTTCCTTCAAACTCCCACGATCCATATGCCCACGCTTGCATATTATCAAACGTTAAACCAGTACCTGCACCAGAGGTTGCGCTTGGATGAAATATATGACATAGTGCATCTGTTCCACTAGGTAAAGTACCACTAACATCAGCATCCTCTCTTTTTCCAATAATAAGATCAACACCCGCTGCATCACCAAATATTAATCTATTAGCACTAGGATTATATTCAAATGTTCCTGTATCGTCTAATAAACCATTTGATTCATCATGGAATACTATAGGGAACGCTGTATTAGCTGTAGAATCAGTTACTGTAATCGTACTAGCTAACCCCACAACAAGATCTATTGTGTTATCACTATCTTGATACGTTGCGGTGATTCCAGTTTCAGTGTTACCTGTAAACATAGCCCCAACTGTATCAGATATATATTCTGCTAATGTTGTTCCATCTACTGTATATGCATCTGCTTCTAATGTTCCATCGATGTCAGCATTGCCAGATATGTCTAATGTAACAGCTTCAATTTCTCCTAAATGAGTAAACGTACCATCAGTTTGAAAGTATGCTACATTTGACCCATTACTTTGAATATATAAAACACCTGAATCAGTATGTGTATTGTAATCTATTTCTAAAGTGTGTGTAGCTGATATTAACGAACTGGCTTGCGTTCCTGAAGTTTTTCCTAGATATATTTTACCTGATGTATTATCTGATGTTTCTATATATAAACTACCTGAGTTAATTTTAGTATCACCAGTAACATCTAACTGACCAGTTGAAGGATTATATGTGAATGCCCCAGTGTCATCTAATAGTCCATTTGACTCATCATGAAATATTACAGGAAATGCTGTATTAGCAGTAGAATCCGCTACCGTGACAGTACCAGGAGTACCAACAACTAAATCTATCGTGTTATCACCATCTTGATATGTTGCCGTAATATTTGTTTCCGTATTACCCGTGAACATTGCGCCAACGGTATCAGCGATGTATTCATTTAATGCAGTTCCGTCAACTGTATATGCGTCAGCTTCCATAGTTCCATCTATATCTGCATCACCTGAAATATCTAGTTCGGTTGCTATTAATTTAGCTATTTGTAAGTCTTCATAAGCACTACCAAGTTTCATTTCAAATTTAGGACCAGTTGTACTATATGTAAATGTTGCATCATCACCAGAACCTCCTTCAATTGTAATACCAGCACCATCAACAACAGCTGATGTACTATTACCACTATCTAATACTATATTATGATCATTGAGAGTTACTGTGGTTGAATTAACAGTTGTGGTGGTACCTGAAACTTGTAAATTACCAGATATTGTTACTGTTGAACTTGATCCACCGCCAATTGTTACATCAACATAATCACTTGTAGCATGTCCTGTTAATATAATACCATCAGTTAAACCAGATGTGGATCCATCACTAGATGCAACTTGTAATGATAATTTACCAGCTTCATCTGTATCGGTTGCTGTTGCAATTTCTCCGATTATTTTTGCAAAATCAGTTTGCTCTTGTGCGGAATTACCAGCATTAAATTCTATTGTACCAATATCATCTCCATTAACACCAGCGGCGCTGTGTCTATCTTTCTTAAATTGTAATCTACTCGAAGTTGCATCATTTGCAGTATTTAGTATATATACCAATGGATCATTAGCGACTGTAGATTTAATATAAAATTCATCTGTATGAAAACCATAATGAGCACCAGCGGTATTATTAATAAAAGTACAGCCTCCGGTTGTATTTGTGAATGACATGTTTGAACCCGAATGATAAAATTGGAAATCATTACTATCCCCCATATTTATTTTCGCGTTGTCTTTAAAGTTTAATCCATCTGATGCGGGTCTCCATTGCATGGCTATACCTGATGTAGCACCATAGAAGTATACATCAGCTCCGACGTCATCATATCCAAATCTTGTTTCTTTATCGATTAGTACTCTTTCGCTACCACCATTTATTGTAATATATGGTGTTAATCCACCTGAACCATCATCTGCTTGGATATATATAAATCTATCATCTGCTGTTTGGTCAATATATAAATCATTTCCTATATTAACATATATTTCAGCATCATCACCAGTTCCAAATCTTAATTTAGCACTATCAATAAAATCAATACCACCAGACGTGTTATCAATCTCTATTTTTGTACCACCTGTGGTGTTACCTATTGCTAACACTTCCGCTAAAGTATCAACTGTATCTACCTGATCATCTACATATTTTTTAATACTTTGTTGTGTTGCTAAATGAGTGGCTGAATCACTAGCCATATTGTCTTCGTCTTTTATAGCTGTACCACTAATAGATGGTGAGTTAATTATTAAACCACCCGTAATTGGGGCGCCATCGCCTTGTACTATATAACTATTTGATCCATCATGATAAATTTGAAGATCTTCAGAAGCACCAACTGTTATCTTGGCATTATCAGTGAAATTGGTGGTTTTGTGAAAATGATTTCTCTCTGTGGCACCATTTATTTCGAAATATGGTGCTGTACCACCGCTTCCGTTATCACTACTAAAAGTAATAGTTGCGTCATCTGCATTTTGTGTTATACTTAGATTATTATTACTTGCAACGTATATTTCTACATCATCACCGGTACCAAATCTTAGCTTGGCATCATCAATAAAATCTATCCCACTAGATGTGTTATCAACTTCAATTTTAGTACTACCAGTAGTATTACCTGTGGTAAGAACTGATGATAAACTATCGGGCGCTGGTGTAGCCGCATTTATTCTGTCATCAATAGCGGCCGATGTCATTAAACTTGTATCATTATCAGCAAACGCTTCTGATGATTTTTGTATTGCTGATATACTTACGCTATCTAGTCTTAATGAACCAGAGAAATTAGCAGTTGTTGTAGTAAAATCTAATTGAGAAGATGAAGGAGATGTAATATTTCCTCCGTGAAGGTATAATTCTTTAAATGTATATGTTGAATCCCCTAAAGCAATTGAATTACTAGAGGTTGGTTGTATTTCGTTAGATATTATTTTAAATTGACCAGCATCAGCAACTTGAAACCATATTTGATCATCTACAGCGAATGTTATTTTATTGCTTGTGTCTCTACCTAACGTAAGGGCAGTATTGTATATTTCTGGTATTGATAATATACCATCATTAGGATTATATGTAAATCTACCCGTATCATCAAGTAAACTATTCGATTCATCATGAAACACAACTGGAAAAGCTGTATCAGTATTACTATCAGTAACAGTTACCTTTGGTGCAGTACCAACAGTTTGTTTTAGTACAGCAACACCATAAACTACATTTTCGGAGAGATTACCATTACCCTCATTAAGATAAGTAAGGGATAGGTTATAGAAATTAAAATCAGAACCATCTACCGCGACAGTTCCTGCGGTATATATACCCCAATTGTTGTGATTACTTACATCAACAATTAAAAGATCTTTATTATTTAAAACAGGGAGGGCATCTGCTATAGAATTAGGGGAATTTTCATAAATACATTTACTAACTTTAATTGATGTGATGTTGGCAAATGATGTACTACCTTCTGATGTGGTAATATTCATCATTCCATCGTCACCAATATTATTTACAACATTAATTTTATACTGCCATGTAAATTGTCCAGCAATACCTGATGAATTGGAATTTTTAAAATAATTAGATACATCTTCAATGCGAAAATTTTTAGTTGCACCAGATGAATCGGATCCAATTATTTTGTCTAATTTTGTTACATCGGTATCTGGAGCATACCCACTGATTCTTGCCATATCATTTCTTTTTAAATTGATTAAACTTTTCAACGCTTCGTCCGCCAAAATATGCTCCGATCGTAGTCATTAAAACTAACTGAAGAAGATCGGTCCATTTTTGCTCCACGTTAAAGTTTATTGAACCACTATCAATAAACACCATGATTACAGTAGATATAATTAAAAAAATTAAGACCAGTGGACGCACTGATCGTGTTAAAAAGTTACCATGTTCTAGATCTGCCTTCCATCTATCAGTAACGTTTTTTTGCATTGTTGCCTCGGCATCAAGAAAAATTTGTTCCATATCTTTTTGGAATGCTCTTTTCTCATCACCTGTTGTTATAAATTTATCAGCTACGCCAGATAGTTTTTGAAGCACACTACCACCAGCGTTACCAAATATTTTTGCTAATATTTTACTCATTTCTTTTTCTTAGCTTTTCTTTTTCTAGCTTTTGCTGCTGCTGCTTTTCCTTTCTTTGTATATGGATAATGTTTTTTTCCTACTTTTGGCATAATTATCTGTCTTTATCTTTTATCATATCATCTATAGATTTATTATAAACCTTATCTGTATATGATTTATTTTTATAAAAAATACTTCTTTCTGAAGTGGGTAAATCTTCTTCACATAGTAAAATTCTATATATTCTACTTATTAACTGCGAACATTTAAATGATGTTTTAAAAATACTATATTTGATTGTTGTTCTATTTCTATGTCTCCATGCTTCAATCCAACCATCTCTTCGTAATCTTTCCCACCTGTTTTTATCCCATGAGTATGTGTATACCCCGTCAATAAAATCATTTCTTGTGAATTTACCTTTACAATCTAAATATATAAGTAGTTCTAAATCTGCATCTTTTAAATCATATGTTTTACAAGCCCATTTTCTAACAAGTCTGTAATACTTAAGCAATTTAATTTCACGTAAATCAGATGAACTTAATTTCATTCTACCAGTACAATATCAGGGGCTTTAATTACCTCATATACATTATCTTTCCAGTGTATCTGATGTCCAGCGTGTTTATCATAATGTATAATATCACCATTATTAACACCTTCTACAAGATTACCTTTTGTAATAATTGTACCCTTTGAATACCTATGGTCAACATCTAAAGTATCAGATATAAGTAGACCACCAATCTTCTTATCCTTATCCTTAATAGGATCTACTACTAAATAATAATTAACCGCTTGCATTTTCTACTCTCATATTAGAAACTACACAGTCTGCAGAAATAATAGTATTAACTACACTAATTGCATTTTTTAATGCGGTTTTTGTTACTAAGACGGGGTCTACGATTCCAGATTTAATCATGTTAACTTTTTCACCGGAAATTACATTAAATCCAACACCTTTGGTGGTAGGTGTTTCGTAGTTTTCGATACCTGCGTTTTCCATAATAGTTATGAATGGAGATTTTATGGCTTCTGCTAGTATCTTCTCCCCAATATTCTCTGCTTTCATATTATTTGCAGCATTTAATAAAGCTATACCACCACCTGGTACTATACCTTCTTTTAATGCTGCTTTTGTAGCATAAATAGCATCTTCAACTCTATCTTTCTTTTCTTTTAATTCTACTTTTGAATTAGCACCTACATAAATCATTCCCACACTACCACTTAACATTGCTAATCGTTGTTGTAGTTTTTCTTTAATAAAAGAATTCTTTTCTTTTTTAATTAGTTTTTTAACTGAAGCGATTCTTTCTTTTAGTTGTTCTCCTCCACCGTTAACAGTTAATACGGTGTTTTTATCATCGGTAATAACTTTATCTACTCTACCGAGCGTGTGTGGTTCAATTAACTCTAAATCATCCCCAAGTTCTTCATTAATTACTTTTGCCCCTGTTAATATAGCTAAATCTTCTATTGTATCTGCTTTTGTTGGACCAAAACCCGGTGGATCAATAATATTAATATTAATATTACCTTTCATCTTATTCATTAATAATGCTGCTTTTGCTTGTTGATCAACTTCTGCAACTATTAATAAACTCGCTTTAGTTTTAATAATTTGTTCTAGTATATTTTGTATTTTTCTTAAATTTGGTATAGGTGAAGATACAACTAAAACATAAGGATTTTCTAAAATACATCTATGCTTATCTTTATCTGTAACAAAATGAGGTGAGGTTAACCCACTATCTATTTGTATCCCATCCACAATATCAGTAAACGTTTCTTCTGTATCAGAATCCTCCATTAATACAACACCATCTTTACCTACTTTTTCATATGCTTCTGATATGATTTTCCCAAGTACATTATCGTTATTACAACTAATACTACTCACGTGTTTTAACAAATCTCCTTTAATCTGTATACTGTTTGTGTCTAGATATTTTTGTACTTTTTTAATACCGGATTGAATTCCTTCTTTAATTTCTCTAATTGAAGCTCCATAGTCCTTATCATCTACATGTTTCAGTAATGATTCTGCTAAAACTATTGCGGTTGTTGTTCCGTCTCCAGCTTCTTTTACTGTATTTTTAGCAGCCTCTTTAATTAAAGTGGCACCCATATTTTCAACCGGGTCAAATAAGACAACCGATTCTGCTACGGTTACACCGTCTTTTGTAATCACCGGTTTGCCTCTACCATCTTCATATATCACACATTTCCCAGAGGCGCCTAGGGTGGATTTGACTGCCTTAGCAAGTTTATCCACACCTAAAATTATCCTCTCTTTGGCATTATCGCCAAAGTTTAAATCCTTAACAATTAAGCTAGGTTGATTATATTCCATTATATTAAATTTAAAATTAAAAAATATATTACTTAAACGTCTTCACCACTTTCGGACCTTTCAAAAAATCGATCCTTTTTTTATAGTGATCAATACTACCATCGATTGCAGCTTCTGCTGATTCTAAGGTTTCTCGTCTAGTAACATCATACCATTCATCTTTTTCGATGTTACGGTATTCGGTTTGATAATAACCATTTGGTAATTGGACTATTCTCCAATTTTTCTTTTCAGCTAAATGCTTCCAAGTTTCTATGGTTTTCTCGGATACTCCTTGATTTTCACCTTGTGAACTCCAAGAGTAAGTTTTATAAAAATACGTCATTGTATTTGGTTTTAAGGTTAAACATGTCTAGCTTTCGCTAGAACTATTTTGGTTATGGTAGTTTTCCTACCTAATTAATATTTTATGCTGCGGTCCAGTATGCATATTCTACTTGAATAGTATGTGCACCACTAGAAACAACTTGTATTAAATTAGCACTTAAGACAGGAATATACATAAATTCCTCTGCTTTTAATACACCAATATCGTAAACTGTACCACCGGTTTTTAAACAAACCGTAAGCGTATTTGTTGTTGATGTTGAACCGTCATTTTGTTTTCCTGTATGAAGAATATATACATATTTATTACCTCCACCAGTTACATCAATATCTATTTTTGTGCCTCCAGTAGCAGCAGCAACTTTTCTTGCTGGTCCAATTATAGGTGTTCCAACATTTACACTATCTGTCTTTGTTAACGATAAGGTATCAGTTGTTGCGTCTGTACTTTCTAATTTTAATGTTGGGGTTAATGTTGCCATAGTGTTTTATTTAAATTTTCTCTTTTTTTGCTTTTAAACTATCAAATTTAGCATCAATCTTAGCTTTTTTCTCTTCCCATCTAATTTCTCTATATTTTACTATAGTATCAGGGTGTAACGTTTTCACGCTATCCCTCATTTCTATTCTTTTCTCCCTCATTTCCTTCTTCTTTTTCCATTTTGGACTTCCACATGCTAACATGCAAGTTATTAATAGTGTATATATTAAGTATGTTAATAATTTCATCGTTTTTTCTCTTTTTTAGTTCCTTTTCCGTAATTGCCTCTGTTCTTTTTTACAGAAACAAAGCGTTTCTTCTTATGATCGTAGTCTTTTCCTTTAATTTTACGACCTTTTTTCTTAGCAGCACGTCTTTTTCTCTGATTTTCAGCCTTTTTTTCCTTTCTATCAGAACGCTTAGCACGTCTCTTATCCCTATCAGCCTTACGTTTTGCTGCGGCTGGAGTTAATTTTTGTTTTTTTACTTTTTTCTTAGGTTTTGCCATTACCAAGTAGCTATTTGAGCTCTTTTCCAAGTATTTGATGCAGTACAAACATAAATATAACTAGCATCTATCCTTACTTCACCTAATGTACCTGTATCACTTGCACTTGACGGTGCTGTATTTAATGCAGATAACTTAAATTGTGCTGCTTTTACGTCTTCAGTTGCTATCACATCACCGTATACTTGTAAATACCCAGCACCTACTTCAACTCTTTTAGTACCATTTATAGTTATTTTAATAGCATTATCAGAATCATGGTATATTCCTGTGTTTGTGTCAGTGCCCCAATAAATTGATGGATTCGTGTTATCTCCACCATTTACTATTTGTGTTCCCACATCACCGTTTATAATCAATTGATCTTCTGATGCATCCCACAAAAGGTATTTTCCTGCAGTATCACCGAAAAATTTAACATCTACACCTGTATCATTAACACCAAATTGTGTATTTCCAGATATTTGAACAATACCATTTGCTGTTAAGTTGCTATTAAAGATCGTAGATCCACTATGCGTTCCACCACTCAAAACATCCAATGATCCTTGTACGTTTAATTTGTCATCACTTGTATCCCAAAGCATGTATCGACTTGCTGTATCACCAAAGAACTTCACATCATGTCCGGCATCATCTACACCAACAGTTAAAGAAGTAGCATGAAATTCAAGTACACCGGTAGTTTTTAAGACCATATTCGAACTACCCGCTACATTTTCCATTGTCATAGCTCCACCACTAGTGCTTATATATCCATATGCATCCCAATCAGCCGCTGAACCGAATTGTATTGCGGCAGCATTAGCTGAATCCATTACCACTTGATGTGTGCCTAGTGATCTAGTATAACTCGTTGCTGTTAATTCACCTGAACAGGTGGCATTACCAGTAACTGTAACCCCAGTACTTTCAGTGTTAAAGCGTTTTACATTAGCATAATAGAGTTCAGAAGCTCCACCATGAAATGTTCGAATACCATTTTGACCGCCAACATACAGATAAACACCTTTACCATTAGGAGCTTTAATAGATACATCATCAGTAGTTGACTGAATATTTAAAACACCAGTTCCCTCATGACTTATATAGCTATGATTATTAGAACCCCCATCGTAGTATATTTTAAGATCTCCACCAGTACCAAATTTTAATATTTCATTATCTGGGAATAAAACATCTCCGTTTGCATCAGCTGTAAGTACTTTGCTTGCTTCTACTGTACCAAGTGTTGTAATATCTAAATAATTAATTTCAGCGGTTGTTGCTGTTACACCATCTATTATATTAAGTTCGTCTGGCGTTGCTGTAATTGCTGTATTGCCTGATATACCAACTGCAAAAACAGGGATTGTTCCGCTTTGATTTGGAAGGCTAATTGCCCTGTCAGCTGTAGGGTCTGATGCATTTAATGTTGTTTCAAAGTCATTTTTTGTATCTCCTTCAAATATAATTTTATCTATACCATCATTTACATCAGTGTGTATATATGTTTTTAACGTGTCAATTGTAAAATTAACCGTTTTATATTTTTGCGTTGTTGTGTCTTGATTAGTAGCTAAGATTAACTCGGTGCCGTCAAGTGTGTCCGTTGGGTAGTTTGATATTCTCATAGTTTCTTGCCTAGTTGTTACTTCTTTACTATCACATGTAATAAATATTATTTACTAGTGTGACAGTAGCTTATTACTCTTAATCCTATATATAGGTAGGTACTTAGATATTATACCTAGTATAATATCATTAGGGGATAGTGACAATTGCCCCTTACTATAGGTACTATATAACCCTAATGTCACATTAAAAAAAATTATCATAAATATTGAAGTTTAGTATTGCACACCTTCCTCCCACTTCCAGCCCTATTTCAAAAACGCATTTTTAAAACCCGGGCCCCCTCTTTTTTTCATAAAATTCCTTAAAGTTTTTAGCTTTTACTTTTTATTTTTTAGGCCCTCCCCTAGGGAGTAGCTAATAAATTACTATTTAAATACTAATACACTCAGATAATAATAATAAAAAACAAATGATAAATTATAATAATATAACTAAAATAACTAAATATCTTAATAACAATAATATTAAATACCAAATTATTTTTCCTTATCACTATAATAAACCATTTATTAAAATAACTTTAAACAATTAAATATATACTCTATGGATTATACTACTAATAAAAACTATAACACCCTTTTAAATAAACTACCAGCTGATACTGAACTCCACCCAATGGACCCAGACTTCATCGACCTAGAATATTTAACACCAGATTATAATTACATTCTATTCTCTTATACAACTGACATGCCTGAAACTATCTCAGCTTTAAAATCTAATAAAATAGAATATATAATTAAAACTGATTCATATAATTTAGACTATATACTAATAAAATAAATAATATTACTATATAAATACTAATATATAAAGATAATAATAATAAACAACTAAATAAATAATTAATATGACTTATTCTAAATTAAATTCTATATTACCAGCTGACTCAGAAATACACTATAAATCTGACTGCTCTCAATTCTTTCTAGATAATAATCTAAATATAAAAGATTATTCTGAATATAAATTTATACTATTCTCTTATACTACTGACTGGCCTACTACTATAGCCGCACTAGATTCTAATAAAATAAAATATACTATTAGAAAAGATGATTGGAATTTAGATTACATCTTAATAAATAAATAAAATTACTATATAAATACTAATTAAATTAGATAATATATATAAATAATAAAAACTAATTAAAAATAAATATAATTATAAAGTGAGACAGTTTGCACTACATATATAAATAAAAAAATATAAATAAATAAACTATCTACTTTTACAACATAAATACTAATACAAATAGATAATACTAATAACTTAACAATTAAATTAAATAAACAATGAATACAATCACTTCAAAAAGATTTGTAGTAAGAAAAAGTCTTCTTAATACAAACACAGAAATCACTTTCACAACTAAAAAAGGTAAAACTATAAAATACAATCACGATATAGTTTTCAATATAATGAAAGACACTTTAACTAACTTACCATGTTGGTTAAAATATAAAAGTTACACTGCGACGAATAATATTCCAGTAGTGTTAAGAGGAAAAGAGTTAGTATAATAACTCTTTACTCAATCTAGTCTTGGAGCAGAGGTGAGTTTCGACTACTTACACTAGAACAAACAATTAAATTATAACTATGTATAAAACTACACTTAAAAACTTAGAAAACTTATTTCCTTATGATCCTAAAGTGGATAGTAGAGAGAAATATAATGAAACTGTACTAGATTTTTTATATGAAGAACTAGTAAGTCAACTACATAAAAAATAAACTATGAATATAAATATAAAAGAAATAATAGAGAATATAATATTCTTACTATTACTAACGATACTAACTTGGTTCACTTTAGTGACTAAGTGGGGATTTTAAATAAATAAATAAATAAATTATGAAAAGAATAATAATAACTTTAATTTGTTTATCACTATTAACAAATTGTATGGTGAGTAGACAATGCACTAATAAATATGGTACAAAATCAGGTAACATACACAAAAACTTATATAAATAATGAAAAAAGAAGATAGAATAACTGTACTAACATCAGAGCAAATACAAATAGTTTTAGATGATTGGTATGATAGATTAGATTCAAGTGATGAATTTACAATATAAATACGATTACTAACAGATAATATTAATAAAAAACAATGAATACAATAAAATTTCTACCAAATAATAACATTTTACTTAAAATTAATTTCCAAAGTTCAACTTGTGAGAAATTATTAACTAAAGTAGATTATACAAAAGATTTAAATAAATACTACACTATTAAAAATAATAACTATGCCGAAATCAATACAATATAACGCTTATCAAAGTATAAAACTAGGTAAAAATACCACCGAGAAAGATCTCTATGATCTATTTGGTGATAGTATTGGAGTGAGAGATAGTAAAGGTAATGAAATACCTAACTATTTCGAGAATAAATACGGCAAAGGTAGAAATGGAATGTGGAATGAGAAAGTATATAAATGGAAAAAATGAATATATATAGACAAGAAAGAGAAGCATTAGAAAATGCTTTCGCAAGAAGATTACTACTTGATTATAATATTAAGGAAGTAACTACGCAAAAACAAGCGCAAAATGGTACAAGAGAATTTGAATTTCCAGTTAGTTGCTTCAGTAAGCAAATGATTAAGTGGAATAAAGGTAAATGTGAATTACCAAAAGATAAATTAAGAATGGCTATATTTAAAAGTGGCTATGTAAGAAAACAAAATGGTGCGTGGTCACCATATCAAATAAATCCAGTGTATAAACAGAATCAAAGGTGGATGTATATTCGCGATGGTGAGTTATATACAAGTAAATGGATTGGTCAAGCGAGGGAACTAATTGGTAGTCAACTTGCAAGAATGAACTATATGTTGAACTATTACTTAAAAAACTATGCTAAATAAAGAGAAATTTGATAAAATAGCAGAAGAAACTGCTGAAGAAACAATAAAAGATATATACAGAGCGTGCGATTGGGCACTCGATGGACATAAAGTAAAAGATTTTAAT